GATGTTCCGGCGGTAATGACGGGTTGATGGTCGTCAGCGCACAGGGCGACAGGGAGTTATCCCTGAAGCCCCTGTCCTTGGCGTAGCGGTCGTAAATCTTGTACGACGCCACCTTACAAGCGTGCATTGTGATGCCGCTGATAGGGTCTTTCAGGACGCTGTAGGCCGATTCGTGCTTGTGACCGGCCACGTACAGGTGGTCGCGAGTTCCCATAATCGCCGCCTTCATCGGGCCGTGCGCCGGGTTCCAGATCGACGACCCGGCGTGGTCGTGACGGGCGTTGACCCGCACTTCTAGGCCGTTCGGGAACCGCAGGGCAATACGGGCTTCGGACGACTTGTAGAGCGCGTCCTGCTGTTTGGCAATCCACCGGAGCGGGTCACCCGCCCCTGACCACAGGTCGTGATTGCCTCCGATCATGTACAGCCACTTGCACCGCTTGATGAACCACTCGGCAATCTTCCAGGCTTGTGCCGCCGAGGTCGTCTGGTCGGCGTAAAGCCTTGCTAAACGCCCAGTCCAGTTGTTGGTGGTATCGCCTACGTTAGCAGCAAACAGTCCTTCCGTGGCGTTGACGAGGGCCGTATGGCGCTCAATGGCGGCGATGTCACAGCCGTCGTCGTCTACGTGCGGGTCACCAAAGTGCAGGATGCCTACGGCGCCGGGTATCTTGACCTTGATGGGAATGAGTTTGGACGCCTCCTCATGCTCCTGCTTGTGCAGAAACTTGCGCTTGCGCTGCTCAATCAATTCCTCAATGGGAACGTCATCGTCCGGGAGGGGAGTAAACTCGTAGTCGCCGTGGTCAATGGCTGCGATGGGTTGCCGGTAGGTGGAGTCTGGTACGGAATAGCCCCTTGCTCGCATCTTGTTTATGCGAGCCATCAGGGTGCGCTCGTTGATACCTAACGCATTTGCAGCCGCTGCGCGAATCCCCTTGGCGTTCTTTAGGGCTTGCAGGATTTGTTCGTCGGTCGCCTTGAGCTGCATGGTCACTCCATCGTGGTAAGCATTTGCTGGAGCAGGTGGCCGAGTCGGTCTACCAGCTGCTCGTCGTGGGAAAGGTTTTCGTAACCGGCGAGGTCAAGCATGGCGTGGACAACTTCGTGCGCCCAAACCTGCTGACGGTATGACCCCTTGGCCGTGGACAGAATCTCAATGCGGTGGTCGTCGGGAAACCAGATGCCGACGCAGCCCTTGCCGTGTTTCCATTTGGACGGCGGGACAACCCCGACCGTGATCGTATGCCCAAGCAGTTGGAACTTCTTGGGGATGCCGTCAGAGCGCATATCGCCTCCTAGCGCATCAAGTTATCAGCAATCCGTCTCGCCCAACCCTGCCCGAAGGAATCCCATTGCCGCAGCCCTGCCATGAACTTGAGCCTGGCGCCGTTGTAGCGCGACCGGAACAGGGCGGGATTCATCGTCATCAACGCCTGAATCGTAACCGGCCCCATGACTCCATCGTCGCGCACAAACAAGATCCGCTGCGCCCACCGGGTAGCCGTCGCCACACCGGAGTTCACCCCGGCGTCAAACAAGTCGAACCGTACTTCAGGACGCACCTCGTCCAAGCGCATGGCATCCCAATACAGCCGCTTGTAGACCTTCTTGGCCTCGGCTAGCGGGTAGTCCTTCATATCGCCCGTATAGCCTTCCTGCCGCGCCACAGCCTCGGTGACGCCGTACCGGGTAGCCCCGCCAGGATCAGCCGAGTGGTTGCTAAAACCACCTTCGTGCTTGAGCAGCAGGTCAAACGCTTCATCGAACGTCATTAATCCACCCTTGGAGTGCGCGGAGTTTGGCTATTTCGGCGTCGCAAGATTGGGCGAGGCCGTAGAGTTCGGGGCCGATGTCTGGCCCTGCGTCAAGATTTGCTCCATCTTGGCTACCGTTGACCCCGGCGGAGGGGGCGGCACCATCAGCACCGACGGCGGGGTTATCCGGCACACTTGGGGTGACGCACAACCGGACAGGAGTACGAGGAACAGGGCGACGAGCAATATGACCCAACTCGGAGAAGTACGCATTCGCAGCATCTTCCGCACGTTGACGAGCATTCTTTTCTGCCGCCAAGAGGTTTTCGAGTTCCGCGACTTTTGGGCGAAGTTCATTTCGGCCTTGCTCCCGCAGAAAGTGTATCCCATAGGCAACCCCGGCTGTCAACACGGCGACCAGAACCGCCGTGGGAAGCCATCGCAACACCCATACCGGAATCACACTTTGTCCTGCTTGCCGTCCAACTTGTCGAAGATTTTGCCCAGCATCTGCTTCACTTCGTCTATATCACGCTGGTAGGTCGATTGCGTGACATACGTCAGGGGCATCTTGCGAACGTCGTCGTCCAGCCGTTCAATGGAACGGGAGATGTTGTTGAGAATCCACCCGCCGAACACACCGGCCAGCCCCACCGCGATGTTGAACAGTACCTGCCAGTTATCCACCTGCCTTCTCCCGCAGAGACTCCGTGGTTACGGCCCGCAACGCAAGATTGGCCATTGCCCCTGACAGCATGATGGCAGCGGCGACCTGCGGCCCCCACAACGTAGTCAGATGTGCGCCCATCAGTTCCAGACCGCCGAGAACGGCAAGCAGGACGTTGAACCACACGGTCTTGGATTTCAAAGCGCCTTTCATCATGGTTGTGGCCTCACTAATGCGTTAATGTTGGGTTCGCCGGTCTGCGCGACGGCATAGGATCGTGCCGCGTTGGCAACTTCCGTACTGAACTTGCTCCAGCTTTCTGCGTTCTTGAATTGTGCAAGGAAGGCGCTGCGCTCTTTAGCCGGGATAGCGTCAAGGACGCGATTGAACTCGCGGCCTGATTGGGCGGCACGGATCAGCACATCAAGCGTTTCGCCTTTGATTTTTTCTTCCATCTTGGCCGTGACTTCATTGACGGCGGTTGATGCTCTGGTAAAGAACGGCCATCGAATTGAGAACCGTCCTTTCTTTTCAACTTCGGTTAGTGCAGCCCGTCCCGCAGCGGCTTGCTGAACCGCCTTCATGTCAAGGTCAACGGTGTCGGCAATACGGCGCAGCAACGGCATATCCTTTGCCATTTCCTCGCTGATCTTGTACCTGCCGGAACCAAACAAGTCCTCGACGACATCCGGCGATTCGCCGCGCACCAAGTCAATAATCTGCTGCTTGGATGCGGGAGTCCCTTGGGCGTACAACTTGCGAATCTGGTCGGCCAGTTCCATGCCCTTAATAGAGGACATTCCCTGCTCAAACGAATCCAAGTACGCCCGCCAGTTTCTGCCGCCCGCCTGCTCAATCGCGTCGTCAATAGCGGGGCGCAGCTTGGTCAGCACTTGCGCGGCCATGCGGCTCTGCGCCTTGGCGTCTGCGGTGGGCATCAACTGCTGAACAACGCTGTTTACGCCGTTTTTGCGAATGGCGTACACCGCATCAGGTGAAATCACCCCGAACTCGTTGGCCCAATCCTCAAACATCTGCCGAACCTGCGGCAGCGCCTTTTGCAATGTTGCGTTTGTCGCCACTTCGGGATCGGCCATAAGCCGGTCAATCGGCGCGGTGAACTGGTTGAGCGTAATGGGTTTCAGCCCTTCCGCTTCCATTGCGGCAAGTCGCGCTTCTGCGCCACGGGCTTTGCGTCCAAGCCGCAAGGATTCTTCTGCCGCCTCTGCCGCTCGACGGTCTGCGGCCTGTGCAACAAGGCCCGGATATGTCACGCCGGTCGGCGGGCGCACTCCCGCTTCGCCAATACCGCGCACATACTCGCGAGTGAACTTGCCGTCTGCCCCTTCAACGAGCCGGGACTGACGAACCCAGTTCTTCGCCCACTCTTGGGCGCTGTTGATCGCTCCGCTGTACCGGCGTACCCGTTCAACGGCTTCCGTAACGCCCTTTCGCGCATCTGCTGCAATGGTCTGCAACTTCGGAACGATTTTGCCCGTCGCTGCGGCGGCGGCAAGTTCCTGCTCTCGCATTGGCTTGGTAACCGCAGTCAACGTGTCTTTCGCACCTTCACGGGCGGCGCGAGCCGTTTCAGCGGTCGCCCCACCGGCAATACGGGTCAGTTCGTTCACAATGTCTTGCGATTCGCGCTGACGGAAAGCATTGACGACAAGTTGAGGGTCACGCTGCTCTGCGCGTTGCAACAATGCTTGCAGCAACGGCAGGTTCATGTTTGCCGCCGCCCTGCTTGCTGGCATATCCGGCTGCGCAGTCATTGCTTGTCGCAGCGCATTGACTTCATCGTTAGCAGCAAGGCGAATCAACCGATTGGCGCGAGCATCCGCTGTGCGTCCCGCAAGGGCATCAATAACAGAACCAGCCCCCTTGGAAACGATTGACGCAACGGCAGGGGCCAATACTGCGGCTCCCGCACCAATCGCAGCACCCGCGCCGGGTTCGCCTGTAAATGCGCCACCGATAGCACCAGGGACTGCACCGCCAATAACCCGCGTTGCCAATCTAGCCGCTCGGGGGGCTTCTCTCCCGAGTCCGGTCTGAAAGCCGCCCGTCTCAAATGCCGTGGCAAGCGGTGTTGCTACGCGCTGAAGCGCGGGAACGGCAGCACCGGCAAGCCGAGTTCCTGCGGCAAGTACCGGCCCTGCGGCCAATCCGGCGCCAATCGCGACCTGTTCGCGGGCAGACTCTTGAAGTTGCTCCGGCGTCAAGCGTGAAGGCGTCGTAACATCAACAAGACCAACACCGGGGCCGACTCCTGCAAAACGCTCGAAAAACCCACGCCTCGGCGCAGGGACTTCCGAGACAGGGGCTTGCGGGGCGGCTTGCGGAGCGGCAGGAGCGCGTACAGACGCGGCGATTTCATCAATCTCCGCATCGGTGAGGGGCTTTTCTGCCCGAATCTTTTTGCCTTCTATGACATACGTCGGCACGGGTTACTCTCCGACGATTTCATACGGAGTGCCGCTAGACGTAGTTCTGCGGCCTGCTGGGGCGCCAGAAGGCGCGGCGGCTTGCCCTACTTTTGCGCGAGCGTTTTTTACGCCAGTTTTAATGACATCTTGGAATTCTCTTGCCGCTTCAACAAATTCTTTTTCGTTCTGCGCAAGGTTCATGCGGGTTATTGCAGCCGTCGCTTTCTTTCCTTCCTCGTTTGCAATTTGACCGCCTCCGCGCAATGTCTCGTATGCTTGCAAGAACGCCGTTCCTGTTGCTTGGTCATACATCGCTTGGAACGATGCAGCATTCGTACCGGGAACAAATCGCAAGCCAATACCTGCACCAACCGCGTCCTCAAAGCCAGGATGCGGCCTTTCGGCTGCTTTTATAACTTTGCCGGAAGCATCTGTTACTGGCCGCGCTCCAACCATGCGATCAATCAACTTAAGAGTTTGCTCCGCTTGAGAGATGGCGCTCGGCAGTTCAAGTTCTGCCTTGGCAAGAGATTCGCCCTTGACCTTGCTTGCAGCCCTCATTCGTTCTACGCGGCTTTGAAATTCAAGATCGCCTTGACGCTCAAACTCTTTTTGGCGCAACTCAAGACTGCCTTTCTGAATTGCGAGTTCTTCGCCCCTCAATCCAATTTTGCGTGTTTCGAAACCCCGCTGCACTACGCGCTCGGCCTCATCAAGTCGATCTTTTTCGCTTAACAACAAACGTCCTGCGTTTTGAATAACCGCAGGGTCGTATTCTGGTTTGAACCCCATGCGGGCAACTTCATCCGGGCCTAGAATCTGCACGGCTTGCGCATACGCCGCCGGATAGTCCTCTGGACTGTCTGCCGCTGCCAAAAAGTTCAATGCTTGATCTAGCGCGGCTTTCTTTTGTTCGCGCTCCATTTTTTCGATTTCGGCCCGCGTTTTGCTTTGTGACAGTTGGTTGCCGCGCAGGTCGGATAAGGTTTTAAGCTCTCCCCCGCCGCCCAATGCGAGTATGTCCATCTGCGTCCGAGGGTCATCAATATTTACCCCGGACGAAAGCAAAGCATTCAACTGCTGCTTGCGCTGTATGTCACGCATCTTGGCGGCTTGTTCTTGCCGCACCAACTGGTTAGCTCGCCCCAACTCCATGCCCTGCATATAGGAGCCGAGGATGTTGACCGGCTGAAGTTCAGTTGCACCGATGATTGCCATGGTTATGCTCCGAGGTCAGGGCCGGGCTTCCAGCCGCCGCCAGGCGTTCCGAAGTAGCCGCCGCGATACATCCCGTAACCCATTGCGCCCTGACTCAAAGCGTTGGACAAGGCATTAGCGCGTCCGATGTAGCCCGACGCACGGGCTTGACCGCCCATCTGAATCGCCTGTCCTGCGCCCTGTGCGTAGTTCTGCGCAGCCCCGCCGATAGTGCTTGCAGCCGTGGGGCCGATGCCGCCGATACCGCTGAGAGCGTTCGTCACTCTGGCCCGCTGATCCATTGCGCGGGCATAGGCGTTCTGGAATTCTTGCGAACCCATTTCCTGCCCGTACCGTTGTGCGCCCTTGAGCATGGAACCGGAGAGCAGCCCACCACGGGCGGCGGCAGAGCGTTCAAGGGCTTTCATGCCCTCGCCAAACCGAAACCCGTAGCCGGGGTCTAGTTGGACTTCCCCCATGCCGGGAGCGTTGGCGTATGCCCCGCCTTCGCCGTACAGTCCTGCGAGACGGTTGAGGTTCTGCAAGCCCAATTGCCGGAAAGGCTCCTGCAATTCGACCTGCCGCTCAAACATCTCCTTTTCAAGCTGCTGCTGCGCCGCTGCGGCTTGCTGCTGTGCGCGAGCCGCCTTGCTAGAGGCGCGGCCTTGCATAGCACCGCCAACAACGGCACTACCGATTAATGCTGCTTCAATGCCCATTTTAGTGGCCTCTCACAAATGTTCCGTTGTCGTTGCTAAATCCCAACCGCTCCAAAATGCCGTGCATATATTCATGCCCCGGCGTTACTCGCGTCGTTACTCGGGCGGCTCCAAACAGGGTTTTCAGCAGCCCTTTAGTCGCCCAGCGCCGTCGCCACTCCGGCAGGATTGAAACGTGCAGTTCGCCGCCGTTAAAATACGCGGCGCCGATACATTTGTCATCCCGCACAATAGCCTTGATGTCCCACCCGTCAACCGCTTGGGCGTAGTCCTCAAAGGCAATAGGCGCCGACCAATCGGTCGCGGCATACCCGACTTTTAACGCCAGTTCCCGGTTGTCTATCAATCCGGTCACGATACCTCCCGCCCCGACGCCCGGATGTTGATAGCCGTGCCGGTCGAGGCAAGGGTGGAGATATACCCGCCGGGGGCCAAGATATGCCCTACAAGTTCGGGAAACGTATACGTCTCCGACGGCAGCAAAGTTTTGCTTTTTATAACCAGATTGTTGTTTCCGGCGGTATCCAGCGATGTCACCAGATTGACCGAGATGGTGCGCGCAGAAGTGTCGTAGTTCGTGGCGGTGAACTTGTCGATGATGGTCGATACGTTCGTCGCCGTGTACTGCGTCGTCTGCGTGGCCTCTGCGATCTTGGCCGGAATCAGGACTTTGACTTGAACTGCCATAGTGACCTCAACTGAATACGAATCGGACGCGGCCCTTGGCACCCGGCTGGCCGTCTCTGCCCCCTGCGTCGGGGTCGCCGCCGTCGCCACCATTGCCGCCTGTCAAACTGTTGACGCCTGCAATGCCAATCGCTCCGTTTTGGGTGTAATTGGCCCCGCCGTTGCCGGTCGTGTTGGTGGTATTGCCGCCCGTAGCCGTGCCGCCCGCGCCCTGCTTGCCGCCATTGACGCCAAGCCCTCCAAAACCCCCGAAGCCGCCATTACAGACGATTTCGTCGATTGTGAAGGTGCCAGCCGAGGCTGACGAGATGCCGCCGCTAGTGCCTATAGGGCTTCCTGCCGTGCCGCCTTCTCCGGGGGTGCCGACGCCGTAAGAAATGGTTTTGCCAACATCGCCGCCCGAGATGGCTACGACGCTGCGGCCGTACCCACCGCCACCACCACCGCCGCCGGGTGCGGCTTGGGTTTCGAGGAAGTCGCCGCCGACGTAGGTTTCCGTCCCCCACCCGCCGCCGCCACACGCGCCCCACACTTCGATGGAGAGCGAGGTAAAGCCTGTCGGGATGGAGATAGTCCCTGCGCCTTCAGAGAAGTCGTAGACGCCCGCTGACGCCCCGCCGGTCGTCCCTGCGATAGCAGCAGCGAGCGTAGCGCCGCTCATGTCAGGCCCGCCCCGCTGATGAGCCACGACGTTGCGGCGATCTTGACGAGGGTCGCCATGCCGTTGCGGGCGAGAGTGCGGGTGCCGGTCGTGGTGGAGTTGGCAAGCGTCATCGTATCGGTCGTGATTGCGATGGACAGCGCCGTTGCGTTGAGATTGATGATGATAATTACCGTACCCACCGGGAACGCGACCGTGCCGCTAGCCGGGACGGTCAGGGTCAGGCTAGAGCCGTTCATCACGACGGACTTGCCACGGTCGGCCAGAATGAGTTGGTAGTTGGCCGTTTGCTCGTTTTGCGGGGCGTCTCGATACCCTACTGCCCAATTGGAACTTGTTGGGGCGTTATCGGGGATAGCAGGGGTGCCGGTGAACGTTGGAGAGGCCAGAGGGGCATAGGTCGTTACGACCTGCGCATTCGTCACGCTGTCCGTGATGCCATATCCCGCAAGGGTCGTCGGCTTGCCGCTGACATTGGCCCACGGGACGGTAGAGGACGACAGGTCGTTGATGCCAGGAATGTCGTCATAGGTGCGAATCTGCACATTGGTGGAGTCGGTCAGAACGAACCGATACTTCACCCCTTCGGCCAGCCACATATCCTCCGGCAGTCGGCCAGAAGAATCCAAGACGATAGGGTTGGGGTTAGTAGCGACCCCTGCGTCGGACGTATACGTCGCCGTGGGGGTAGAGGTTCCTGCGGTGTAGGTGTAGATTTTCCCGCCCGACAGGATAACGCCGTCGTTTGTGAAAAATTGCGTACCCGCCCCTGCAAAGCCTGAAAGGTAAACGGTCATATGTAAACCTGCGTCATGGTGAGAATGACTGACGGAATGGCCGGGACAACCCCTGCCGCTGCCGTCGCTTGCAACTGCACGGTGGTATCGTCAACGGCCCACATCAACTGAAAGTAGTCCCCGTTTGACATGGACACAAACAAATTGGCAGCGACGAATATTTCGCCGTTGTTGTTCTGGATGCGTACTTGCGAAGCGGAGTTGGCGATGTTGTTGCCGTTGATTCGCCCCCATACCCAAAACAACCCGGTGCCGCCCGATGTTTTGTCGAGCTGGATGGAGAACTGCATATTGTAGACCGCAGGGCGCGTCACCTTGATATGCGAGGTGCTAGCCGGGTCTACATAAACGCCATAGGCGCTAGAGGACGAGTTGAAGGTAATGGGATACGCGGTGTTGATCGCCGCAGCCGTCTGCGTCGTTGAATCAAAGAACTGCCCGTAGTTGATGGGGTTTGGCTCGTACCGCGCAGGAGCCTCAAGGAGTGCGTCTATCTGCGACTGAAGTATGGGGATAGAGTCCTCGACCGTGGAGGCCAAGGACGGGGTAAGTTCAAGGTCGGCAATGCTGGTAGAAGTCGTACCGCCGCCGGTCAAAGCAAACTGATTGTTAAGGTAACGGAACCACTCCCGCGACACCAAGCCGGTGCGCTCGTCCACAAAGGGGACGCGAGGGGCGGGGATGTTCGTGATGTTGCTCACGCTGCCGTCCCGGTGACTTCAAGTTCCGCGCCCATGATGGCGACCTTCACCGGGTCAGTCCCGCTGATTTCGTACACGCGGTCGCGCAGTTTCATCGTCATGCCCAAACGTCGGTAAATAACGCGGGTTCCATACGAACCGGAACGCCCCATGGACGCCTGACGTTCTCCGCTCCATGTATGCCCGCCGTCGTCCGACCAACGCAGGATCATCTGCGGGTTAGCCCCCACGGTGGCGACCTGATCCAGAATGAGGTCATAGCCTTCGTCGTTCAAAAGCCCGACGAGGTAGCCAATGCCGGTTGAACTGTACGCAGGGTCGGTGACGATGTAGCCCGTTCCGATACCGGATACAACGGGGTTTGTGACGGTGTAGTCCGTTCCCCCGCTGGAGGTCACCGTCCACGGCGGGCCGGGAACGACCTCAACCCCGCCCACGGACTGCTCCGTGCGGATGTAAAATCCATCTTCGGTAAGCAGGTATACGGTGTCAAAGGCGTCGTTGCCGGGAAGCCCTACACCGCTCTCGCAGTCGATCTGAAGCGAGTGGTGGGCGCTACGCTTGAGGTTGTTCGCCCCCGTCGGCAAGGCTCTCCATGAACGCAGCCACTTCTGCGTATCCCCGGCGTCGCTGTAGGTGTCAAGGCTGAACTCGTACAGTTTGCCGTTCTCGTAATCTCCGAGCGTCGGCTTGCCGTTGAATCGCGCCTGATTGTTCGCACGGTGGCGCACAAAGTCGCCGTTGTCGTATGCCGCTCGTTCGTGCCACGCTTCCGTAGCCGCGTCGTACACCCAAGTGGTGTTGGCGTCGGTGAAGTTCAGGACGTAGAACACATGGCCGTCCTGCTGATAGGTGCAAGCCGTCGCGTCCGAGAGGTTCCCGTACTGCTGAATAGCGTACTCAACGGCGTGAGTGGAAATACGCACCGCCTGGTAGCCCTGCGCGGTGTACACGATGCCCTGTCCCCGTGCGTCTGCACCGAGCCAGAACACGCGGTTATCCATCTTGGCGACGGAGTAGGGGGCGATACAGCCGACTTCGTTATACGCGCCTTGGATGCGCGACAGCGGAAAGTCCGCTTCACCGGAGTTGTACCAGACCTCTACGGAGTTGGTGCCGAACAACCACGCCTCGCGGTGGTCGATGATGAGCGATACCAACCCATCGGGGGAGCCTTCCGCAGAGGCGAAATCAAGCGGGTCAATGGATGTGCCATCAAGCAGCGAGGTGACCCAAACTCGCTGACTGTCGGGTTCGTTGAAAACGAAATAGCCATCCAAGTATCCAACCGTTACCGCACCGGGAAAGTCCTCGTCGGTAATCTGTGCGAACGCCTGTGTAGATACATTGTAGATGTATCCATCAGGGTTTGCCGCAATAAAAATCTGTGTGCCGTTGTCGGCCATGGAGACGGGACCGCTGCCTGACACTACGCCTACATACGTGGCGACATAGCTCGTCGTGACGCGATAAAACTCGTTTCCAGAGACGACGTAAAGGTAACTCCCAAGGCTGTAGACGCCACGGATAGGCCCGGTGCCAATAGTTGCTTTTAGGACAAGGCCGGGACACCGCTGAAGGTACGCAGGTTCCTTGCCGCCTTCCGGGATGATTTCCGGAAAAAGGTTCACCATCCGGTTGTCAGCAGCGTTGACCGACCGGACGACGTAGGAGGAACCTAAGACGGGAGACTTCACTAGAAGTTCCCTGAGTAGATATTGAAGCGCGGACGATTGACGATCAGCGCCGCTGGCATTGACATCACATCGTTCGGGTTGTTGATGCTCTTGAGATTGCGCTTGCTGTACATCGCAATGCGGCGCACCTGCGGGGAAGGCTCTACGCCAAACTCTGGTGCAAGTTCACAGGCGAGGTTGTACCGGAACGCCCGCAGGTAACCCGGCGGGAACGCCATGTCCGTCTCAAGGGTCGCGGGCTGCGTCAGTTCATCAACCGAAATGAAGTGGAACTCCAGCGCCCGAGTCGGTACGGGGTAGAGGTAGATTTCAATGTTGGGGTACGAAGCGTTGTACCAGAGAATCTGCGGGTACGTTGAAGTCACCGTTTTCACGGCGATGTTGTCGTAC